TTGTTGCATTGATAAATCACAAAATGTGTGTTAGGTTCGATTATCCATTCATCAAGGGAGTAAATCGAATGTCATTAATTGCCGCCGGCAATATGGTTAAGAGAGAGTTGAAGCCACTTACGGGCCTTTCCGGTCCTAAGTGGTTTTCATCTTTAATGATGAACCAAGGAAGCCACGCCGGGGTGGCAGTTAATCAAGATACCGCCGTTTCCCTTTCCACGGTATTTAATGCCCTTAACCTTATTGGGGAAAATGTGGGCCAAATTGATGCTCACATAAAAATTACCGAGAACGGCCGCAAAAGAAATTACACCGAACACGCCGCCTATCCATTGATATTGCATTCGCCGAATAGGTACATGCACGCTTTTACATTTAAAAAACTCCTATTAAACCATGTGTGCCGGTTTGATAATGCGTTTGCATTAATCGAGAGAGATAGAAACCAAAACCCGGTTTCATTAATCCCCATTCACCCGGACCGGGTGCAAATCCAAGTAACCGCCGCCCAAGATATAGTTTATTTGGTTGATGGGTCCTATGTGATAAGTGCCATTAATATGATTCATATAATTGGGTACACCGAAGATGGATTAAGCGGCAAACCCCGCATTGAAGTGGTGCGCAATTCTTTAGGTAATGCCTTAGCGGCTGAAAAGTTTACCGGGGAATTTTTCAGCAAAGGCGTAAACGTTTCGGGCTTTATTAAAATTGATAATCAATTAAAGGACCAAACGGCCATTCAACGGTTAAAAACAAGTTTCATTAAAGCCGTTACCGGTGGTTCTTTTGGCGTGGGTGTGTTAGAAAATGGCGCCGATTGGATTGATAACGAAGTTAAGCCCGGCGAGGCCCAACTATTCGAAAATCGGAAAATTAACGCCCAAGTGGTGGCCCATACGTGGAATATTCCCTTGCCTTTATTGAAGCAAATGGAACACGCCACCTATAACAACATGGAACAATTGGATATTCAATTTGGCAAATACACATTGGCCCCATGGTGTACCAATATGGGGTTAGAATTTGCCCGCAAATTGTTTACAGAAAAAGAGAAAACCACCGGTAATGTAAAAATTGAATGGGATTATAGCGTATTGATGCAAACCGATGCCGTTAGCCGGGGTAAATATTACGAGAGTATGACCAAAACGGGTGCATTTAGCCCGAACGATATTTTAGAAAAAGAGGGATTAAACGGCTTTAACGATGGCGATGTACACGTAATTCCAAGCGGGTATCAAACCATTGAGCAATTGATAGCCGGCCAAGGAAATGGAAATAAAAACAAGGTGAAAGACGATGCCAACGATACCAACGAATAAACAATTTATTGATGGCCAAGCGCGGGCCATTTCTGAGCAAGCCAAGGAAAACCGAACCGTTACATTTGAAATTAGTAATGGGGAAAAGGACCGCCACGGCACCCGCATGAATATGGCTAATTGGAATTTAGAGCATTTCAATGCTAATCCAATTATTGGGTACCAACATGAAGTTCACGGCGGCGGGATGTGCCGCGCATCCGATCCCGATGATATTATTGGAACCGGCCGGGCGTATTTTGATCGCAACGATGCCGGCGATGTGGTGTTGTTGTGTGATGTTACTTTTGAACGGGCCGAGATTAACCCAAAAGCCGAGAAGATTTTCCAAAAAGTATTGGCGGGCACGTTACGCGCAACAAGTGTGGGCATTATGGCCCTAGAAAACGAAAAAGGGGAAACCGGCCGGTATGGGTTCATAAACAAAGATGGCCAAATTGAGGATGAAAACACCTTTTATTTCCATGGCCAAGAATTGATTGAATTGTCGATTGTTAATGTACCAAGCAACCGGGCGGCCCTAAAAAGAAATACCCGCGATGTGGCGGCGAATGCCTTGTATTTTTTACGCGATGCCTTGGATGTAACCACCCCGGATTTACTGCAAATGAGTGTGGCCGATGTATTACGCGGCCTTGAAAAACCGGGTGATGAACCCGCCGAGGGGTCCATTCAGGTACCCCCGGAAATTGTAAGAAATACAGAAACTGAAAAAGAACATGAGCCCGCCGAGGGGTCAGAACCTAAAGCGCTTGCCGCGATAGGGCACCGAGTACGTGAACAACAAATAAAAAACCTAAAATCAAAGAGAGAACAAAAATGAATGAGTTCGATTTAAAGATTAAGGGCCTTAACGAAGAAATAGGTACCCTAAGCACGCAAGCGAAAGGTATTTACGACACGGCAAAGGCCGAAAACCGCAATTTAACCGCGGATGAGCAAAAATCTTTCGATTCGGTTATGGACCAAATCGAAGAAAATGAAAAAGAAGTGAAGCGCCAAGAAAATTTGAAAAAATTGGCTGAGCGCGATAATACACCGGTGCAAACACCGGGCGTGAAAAAAGTGGAAATGGTGGATGAATTGGCCGGTGAAGGTCAAAAAGCCTTTAACACTATTCGATTGTTACAGGGTATTGTAACGCGCAATTCAAACTTGGTTGAAAAATCAATCGAAAATTTAGCCCGTGGCGGTCACTATGGTAAGAAAGTGGCTGAATTGGTACAACGTGGCGCGGGCGATTATTACAGTACGTTAGTTGATGCCGATGGAGCGCATTTACTACCAACAACGGTGCGTAATGAAATTGAAGGCATTGCCGATGTGGTGGGTGTTATTCGCCGAATTGCGAAAGTGTACACCAATGTGGTGGGCACAATTAAAGCCCCGGGCGTAACCGGTACATTGGTTGCAAGCGCCGTGGCCGAAGGTGGTGAAATTTCATCAAGCAAGCGAGCGTTTAAAGCCCTTCCATTAAACCCAAAAAAGTGGGCGGGTATTGCACCATGGACGTTTGAAGCTGATTTAGAAATTGGCGTACAAATTCTAAACGATATTACCACTGAAATTGGGGAAGCGTTTGCACGTGCCGAGGATGATGCCGCATTTAATGCCGATGGTTCCGCAACGTACAATTCAGTTACCGGTATATTTAATTTAGCCGGTACGGGAACCCGAACACTAACGGCGGGAAGTACGGGATTCACTGATATTACCCCGGATGATTTAGTTTTGGCGCGTAATGAAATACCGGCAAGCCTAAGAAAACGCGGCGTGTATGTATTCCACCCGGATATGGAAGCCCATTTCCTAACTAAGAAAGATGGAAACGGCGCGTATATCTTCGATTATGTTGAAAAAGATGGCGTTTCAACCATTAAAGGCCGCCCGGTTTATTATTCTGAAATGCTACCGGATTTATCCGCAAGCGCCGCCGCTACCGCGTTTGGTATCTTTGCAGATTTCAAATTTTGGAATATGGCATTGGGTGCGGGTGTTACCACTCAATTAATGGATACCGGGATTGTAAAAGATGCCGACACCGGCGCCGATATAAATCTTGGTACGCAAGATTTGAAAGCGTTGAAATTCCGTGAGCAATTCGATGCGGGCACCAACTTTGCAAATGCATTTTGCACGTTCGAAACCGCCGCAAGTTAGTAATTCTATAACTCCGTGAAGCCGCCCGGGCCTTGATTGGTCCGGGTGGAATTTTTAACCAAAAATCACCCAAAACAAAACAAAAAAGGTAACATTAATGGCACAATTAGTATCTGACCATAACGGGTCAACTACTTTAAAAAATGGTAATAACGTTTCGTTTAAAGCGGGAAAACCATTTGAAGGTACATTGGCCGATTTCAAGCATGTGAAGGGAATTACAAAATATGTAGCCCCTAAACCCGCTGAGGAAACCAAAGAAGAAACCGCCGAGGAATAACCCCGGATAATTCCCCATGAGTATTACCCCGATAAATATCATAGCCCACCCGTTAACACTCGCCGAGGTGTTACAATGGTGTTATTATGAAAGTGATTCAAGCAATGCCACCGCCGATGAAGTAGCCATTTTTAATGCGCTAATACCCACGGCAAGTGAGGCGGCGCAAGTATTCACGCGGCGGGGTATTGCCCATGGTCAATATGAAATTCGAATCGATGCATTCCCGGCAAATGGTGAAGCTATCGAAATACCATTACCCCCGGTTCATTCCATTAATAGTGTTACCTATATCGACACAAACGGCGTTGAGCAAACCTTAGTTGAAGGGGTTGACTTTAGAGCCGCAATTTATGGCGAACCGTGTACCATTGAGCCGGTAAGTACGTGGCCAACGGCCCGAGCCCAAGCCCACGCCATAACCATTACATTGACTACCGGTGATGATGGGGAAACGGCCCGAACAACCTTACCC